TTTGTATCATCAAAAGCGACTACGGCATTGGTGTATGAGATATCTGTGCCTTGATCGCTGAACTCATAGACCGGGAACGCTGGCGTGGCTATAAGGGCATTACGGCTTACGAAATCAACCTTGCCATTGGCATCTAGAAAGATGCCCCCAAACTCGCTCTGTTCCACGTTAAAAAGCGCCTGAAGGGCATCCCTGTCTGTGCCTGGGTCTGCCTGCAGGGTTGAATCACCTGTATCCACGTTACGCAAGCTTAAAGGCCATTCAATTTCGTCTAAGATGGCATTTACCCTAGCACCTGAAGTTTGTACGCCTGAGCCTGTAACAGTTGTTATGCCTGAGCCTGCAAGCAACTTAAAGCCATCTACGCAACGCAGGGTAACTGTGCTTAGTTCATCGTTGCCCTGTCTGAAACCTGTGTCGTATGTGTTGATAAATCCTGAAAATAGAAAATAATCTTGCGTGTTGTAGGTAGCGTAGATAATTATCTGCCTTAGCGGAACAAGGTTTGGATAGTAGATACTGGCAGGGTTAGTAGGATTCCAATCACCTGTTTGATCATACAGCGTTACATTTGCCGTGCCAGCCTCAAACTGGGATGTTAAACGATTGCGCCCACGTCTGATAGAAACTCTAGTTACTAGGTCTGTAATCTCAATTGGCAGCGTGCCTGAGCCTAAGGTATTTGTGCCTAGTATGCCTTCAGTTGCGCTATCTAAGATTAATGGGTTAATCTCAAAAGCGGTATCGCTATCAAAGTCAACAAAAACACGCAGCGTAGGTGCTGGCATTAAATGGCCCTACTGCTTAACAATAGGTTTTTGCCTGTTCTTTGATAGTTGTATTGAATGTCTGTAATAACCTCAGCTAAATCCTCAGCAGATGTTACGTTGCCTTCAACAGTAACGTTAATGGTTGTTTCAGGAATTATGCCTTGGCTTGTTGCAGCTTCAATAGATTGATTTAAGTACTCATTAGCAAGCTCTAGTCCGGCTAATGCTGCTGCTAAATCTGCTGCTGCAAGGCTTTCTGTTAGTAGGCTTGTGGCATCCACATAAGCATTGGCGGCATCTACTGCTTCTTGGGCTGCTGCCTTTTCTTCAGGTGTGGTTGCTGCTGCAACTGCTGCCGCTGCCTGAGCTGCCGCCGCTGCTGCATCCTCAGATGATATTTCAGCAAATGCGCGTGAAGCGCTAGCGGCTTCACTAAAGGCAGTTGACTTATCAATCTTGGCGGTTAGCACATTTGCATTAGCGTTAGCGCGACTAATGGCAATACTTGACATTAATTCATTCAAAGCTAACTGTTGCTTGGCTAGTGTGTCGTACAAATCTTTTAAGTTCTTTTTAGCAGATTCAAAATACTCAGGCCACTTGGAAAACGGGTTGCCTGCTTCTAAATCTAATAATGTTTCGGCTAGAGCTTCTGTTTCAGTTCTAACCTTGTTCAATTCATCAAGTAGTTTTTCGGCTTTATCTACATCTTTCTCAGCAATAGCCTGCTTAATGTCTTCAATTAACATCAATTCTTCAACGCGTTTGCGTTCTTCATCTGTTAGTTTGCCTTGCAAGGCAGCAGCTAGTTGGATTCTATTTAAATCAAAACGTGATTCTTTTTGAATCAGCATCAAACTGATTTGTTTTAATCTGTTTAACTTGGCTTGTTCTTTCAGTTGCTTTGATCTTAGTCTTTCTAATTCTTTTTCACGTTTGATTGCTGCTTCTTCAATAGCGGCAAGTTGTTTGTCAACTCCTGGCTTGCCAATGCCACCACCGGGGAAGAACAATGGTCTTGAAGCTTCTCCTGTTTGTCTTAAGATGTCTACAAACTGTAAAAGACCTGAGAACTTAGTAGGATCAAGAAAACTATTAACAAATGGAATACGGCTTTGAACTTCAGATATAGCAACACCAACGCCACGAATAACATCGGCAGCGACAACGCCAAAACGTTCCATAGAATCAGTAGCGCCTGCAATACCATTTTCACCAGATAACAAAGTGAACGCATCTACTAAGCCTGAGCCAATAGTAGTTTGCATACGTGCATAACTTGCTTCAAGCAAACTTACCTTGCCAGCATAGGTATCTAAAAAGGCTGCCCTTTGACCACTAAATTGATTATTTAAAAGTTCCTGTATTTCGTTGAAAGATTTGGCTTTTAACTCTGACTTGCTAAGTCCTAGTTCATACTTGGACAAACTAGCATTATTGCCTAAGAAAGACTTGCTCAAATCGTTTACAACAGTTTGCAGTTCTACGCCGGTTCCTGCTGAAACATCTATGGCAGTATTTAAAATGTCTTGCGACATAGCAACTGAGCGTGTAGTGGAAGCAAGTGTTTGGAAAGCAGGTCTTAATTGACCTTTCGTAATCGCTGTAAACTTTTCTAAGTTTTCTAAATAGTTTTCTATTTCAGGTGTAGCAAACCCTAAGTTGACACCTTTTAACGCCGATTCAAAACGTCTAGCTGCTACTTCATCTTCTTCAAAAGCCTTTACAGCAGCCTTACCAAATTGCACAACCTCACGTACAGAAAATACCGCTACTACTGTTTTGGCTAATGACTTAAACTTCTTTTCTAAAGAATTGGTTGCTTTTTCTGCATCTTGAAAACCTTTTTTCTTTAGTTCACCTGCAATAATGATTTTAATATCAGATTCAGTTAATGCCATTATGCAGCCTTCCTATCGCTTAAAATACGATTGGCTAGATTTCTTTTTGCCTTTTCAATTGCAATTAACGTAGCGTTTAAAGCTTTGCCTTGATTGCGAGCGTAGGCCGCATAAAGTAAACGGCCTTTAGACTTTTGCCCTCTGCCAGCGTAATCTACGAGCCCACCTACGCCATTCATAGCACCAATAAATCTTGCGCCTGCATCTGGATTGTTTGAAGCAGCTCTAGGATTTGGAGAACCTACGCGGCCTGCTGTTTCTATAATTGCGCCTGTGCGTGATTTGTTAAACAAAGTAAACAAAGACACAAAGCCAGATTGCTTCATACGACTATTGGCAACTGAGTAAGTTAAACCTCTACGAATAACTGTTTGATCATAAGATGGGAATGCTTCTTTTTTTCCAGGGACTCTTGGTTTGCGTTTATATCCAGGATCATTCCAGTTAATCAAACCGCCTGGAGCTGTGCCTGGAACTTTAGACCTAGCATCTTTGATAATTGGCTTTAGCGCCTCGCGGATTTCTTTATCCATCTCCTTCTTAATATCAGGAGCTAGTTGTCTTAAAGCTTTCTTAAGACCTACGACCCCTTCTATTACTACTGGCATTTTTCCTATCTTCCGCTTGTTTCTTCAGCACTTCTTGTATGGCTTTTAGCATACTGCTATCCATGTTGATAAACTCACTAGGCGCAATTCCTGTATGTACAGACAGCTGGGCTATTCTGTACGTAAGGGAATCACGCGTTAGCCATTTGGGGAATCATCACCAAGTACTTCAACAGCCTTTAAAGTACCAAGAAACTTATCCCCAAATGGATAAACCTCTGGAGCATCTGCCCTACGCAGACATTCCCATGCAAGCCAATAAATGTCACTCTGCTTTTGATCTTCTCTGAAAGCTCGGTAAAAACCTTTCTTAGCGTATTGCTCAAAAGCAAACTCAATGGCCGGTGTTATCTCGTGGATACTTTCCGTGCCATCTGCCCTTACAACTTTAAGACTTGCCATTTTTGCCCCTTTGTTAAATTAGAACGTGCCGGTGTCGGCTATGGTAACAACAGAGTTTAGCGTAAAGGTGATGTCCTGTGTTCCAATATCGCCAACGCCACCATTGATTGGGGTCAGGTTATTGACCAAAATATCAAAGGTGTAAAGCGGATTGGTTGCACCGACAGTAGTTAGTTTCTCCTGAAGCATTTTTACGGCAACAGTTGTGCCAAATGCTGCGCGAAGAGTTGCCATTACGTTTGCTGATGCTGTGTCATTCAAGAATGAAACAGTTAGCGTTCCAGATTCCAAGCCTTTTACAAACTTGTGAGCTGTATCGCCCATAGCGGTAACTTCAAGCTCATCTGCTGCCTGATTAAGTGTAACGCTTGTTACGTGGTCGCTCAGATCAACAGCGTTAATCTTAAGACCAACTTTGTTATTAAGAAAAACAGCCATTGCTATTCCTCATCTTTCTTAGTTGTTGGTTTTGGTGCCTTTTCGCTTAGCTCAACCTGGCCAATTTTGGCAAGGAAAGCCTCGCGTTCTTTGTCTACATCAGCCATGTTTTAGCTCCAATCGGATAGAACGCTGATTGATACTTCCCCGGACAACAGATCGCCTGCTGTTCCAGTTAAGACCGCCGGTGCGCTGAAAGTTCCAATTGAGTATGCAATTGATGATGCTTCCAGCTTGTTTACTATATTCAGGTAATAATCTTCAATGTTAATTAAGTTGCCTTGGTTATCAAACATAGGTGTTAGCACTATCAGTTTGAAATTGACTTTAGGCTTTACTGTTTTGTAATGGTCGTTGCTTGGCTCAATGTAAGGATCATCAGGTTGCACCACAATGCTATTAGCAAGCGGTGTGGCAGGTGGGAAGGAAAACACCTGCCACGCCGTATTGTCAGTTAGCGCGGTAGCGATTGTTCCTCGTAGGGTAGAGATTGCTGACATTATCCTACTTGACCGCCCGGCGCTAAGTGATCCGCAAGTAAACCGCGAACACGTGCCATTAGAGTATTGCCCATGCGATACGGCGAAGGTTGAAAGTCTGGTGAAATGCCACCAGCGTTTGAAGCTTGACGAGCCTGCCAAATGTCCACAGCAATCATTAGAGATGCTAAATTGACTTCAGGTAGTGTGGCATAATTATGATAAGTGTTGGGTGCTGTTATTGTGCCTACAGGCTGCACTTCAAATTTTATTTGATTCGCTGCGACTAACGCATAACTGATTTTGTATTGTTTTGTATCAGTTATAGTGTGCGAGCCGTTAAATGTTGCACCGCTATGCGTAACTGTAACTGTCTGCCCAATGCTAAATTGATGTGGTACGTTTGTGTAAAGTGTTGCTACATTGTCGGTTAATTCTGTTGCAACTACCGAAGCTGTATTAAACCACAATTTGGTTTTTACAACGTTTTCTGCTGCTTGGCAGCATTCTTCCACTACTGCTGAGCTGTATAAAGCACCAATGCCAAGGGCAGAACGAAGTTCCGCTTCAGTTACGTATGTTGCAGGCATTGTCTTTCCTTT